CCAGGTATTTTTGTAGCCAAGCCACCAATACCACCCAATGCTCCACCTAAAGCTGTGCCAACTCCAGGTATAAACATAGCAACTGGTGCTACCTTTTTAACTACTTTTTTTAAACTTTTACCTAGCTTCTTAAGAAAGCCAAACTCTGCCATACCTGTGATAGGGTTGATGGACATGCCATCGCCAACAGTATACTGATTAGGATCTAAGCCTACAGCAATCATTTCTTGTTTAATTGTTTCTTGGGTTTCAGGAGAAAGCACTGGTGGTACTACCATTTCTCCTGGTGCTACGTGGGCAAGCATGGTATCTTCTCCTCTTCCTAGACCTGCTATTCCACCTGGATTATCGATATTTATCATGCTCAAATCATTCCTCATTACATTTTAACCAAAATACTAATAAGTATCTATTGCCTGATTCTACTGCAAGCCCCCTATGCATATGCGTAAAACTAGGAAATATTAGAGCGTGGCCAGTTGGTAATGGCTCGACTGTACCACGTTTTAAAAACTCAGTTCCGCCACCTTGGTAATCACCTGTGTTAAGAGGCACTACCATACTTATATCAGCACTTGCATCGTGATGCCAAGCACCTTGTTTTTTATCCCTTAAATTATAGTTTGCTATTTGTATTCCGCCACTATCTACGTGTCTGTTCCAAATATTCAAAAATATAGGATTACCTATAGTATATATCGTTTGCATCAAAGATTGAAAGATTTGTGGACAATTATCTTGAAAAGTTATTTCTGGTATTTGCCTCAAATCATCTTCTTCTGGATTAGGGTTAAAGCCATAATGCCGCTCTAAATTGTGCATTTCGTCTAATAAAACGTTACAAAACTTCTTTGAAAAAAAAGGCACTGTATACACATCTTTAAGTGGTTCTTGAATTATTTTATCTAAAGCAGTGTCTTTTCTATCGTTCACGCCACTATCTTCGTAAAAATCTACTATAGGTTGTATAGAGCTTTTAACGGCGTTTAGTGTATCTGTTTGTATATACCAATCACTGGGATACATAAGTAAAAGGTTTTTTGGTTGGTATATCAGTTGTTCTGCTGTATTAATCATAATTCTATTGTTATATCACCGTTAGTTTTTACAGAGACACTACCAACATCTGATGTCATTTCAAAGCCTTTGGGCAGAGACCTTTCACCAATATCTACCCATTTATTACCTGTATACACTTGCAAAACGCCTACAGTGGTATTCCAAATGATGCTACCATCGTTAAATAATAGTGTATTTTTTTCCGCATCAGATATTTGTCTTACGTTATCTAAATCAACAGCACCTAGATTTATTTCCAGTATTCTTACTAATCTATTAAAAATATCTGATGTAACTTGTTCGGAGGCTAATGGTAATTGAGTTTGTAATATTTTACTCATCGCTTACCATCTGGCTTGATATCTACTCTAGTAGCACCTAAACGCCACCCAATAGATAGATTGCCATCATTTGTGGCATCATCATCTGATTCAAAACGTAAAGCCATTTGCCTAGATCTGCTACGAACAAATACTTGTTGTGTTGTTGCTGAAATAGCGTTTGTAGAATTTGTAGTTAGGCTATCGCCTGGAAAATTTCTTGTTTTTAAAACTATGTTTACATTACCATTGTTATCATCTTGTATAAATTTATAGTCGGGTATAATTCTTTTTATAAAACTAAACTGATCACCATCACCTATGTCCATGTCTGAGCTTTCAATAAATACGTTAGTCATTGGAGATCCATCATCATTAAAACCAGTTTCGTGCTTAAAAAGTAAATTACTTCCTGTCGCACGTGGGTAATTTTCTGTGCCAGAGTCAAGCCACGCTGTTCTTACAAGTTGACCATAAAACCACAAGTTTTCTGCATAATTATATATAACATATCTATCTATCTCTGATGAACTGCTTGAACAATAAAACCAACCAACTTCGTTTTTATCGGCAATAGTAAAAGCATTAATTTTAAATGACTGTGTTAAATTAATATCGTTGAAAACATAATTATGAACTGAACATGGCAAGTGTTTTACAGAGCCATTGTAAACATAGAAATTGTTATAGCTCATCCAGTAAACGCCTTGAGGTGCTGTAACAGCAGCTTTAGGACCTACTAAGCCAGTTCCTTCGTTTATTAAATTAATTCCAAATGTAAAAGGTGGACCTATAAATTGCATACTATACAAAGCTGTATCTGTCCATATTAATGTTTCTTGTCTTGATTTTACTCCACCAATTATTGATGAGCCACTAGATAATCTTAAAGAACCTGCAGTATTTGTTGTTAATGGTTCAAATTCTAATTCATTTTCTTGGTCACTAAATGCTACCAACATGGGATCTATAGTTCCTGTCCTAGATGAACCAGAAATAGGGTCGGCACCTAAAACAATAAGATGTCTATCAGTTTCTGAAGTTATTACTTGTAAACCTACAGTAGGCACTAAATTTGCACCACTTATACCTGAAAGTTCTACTGCTCTTGTACCAACACCATTGTTTTCTGTCCACTTAAAAATACCACCAGCTCTAGCATTAATAATTAAATCTTCTCCAAAATTATCATGTGACCAAAGCCTTAATTGATTTGTTGAGTCTAATGCACTTGTGCTTCCAAATGTACCTTCACCCCAACCATTTATACCCCAACCTGTTCCAGGTACATAAACATCCAGGCCAACATTAATTTGATATGCACCGACTACTGAAGAGCCACCATTACCACTATCAGAAGAGTTTGCTGTTACGGTTGACCCTGATGTATCTTTTGCTTCTATTGTATAACTATTGTCATTTACTATGGTGGCTATTTGGTACTCTTGATTTAATACCGCAGCCGTTATGTTACCGCCAAGACTTGATGCACCACTAAACGTAACAAAATCATTTTTTACTGCTCCATGTGAAGTGTCTGAAACAGTTATAGTTGCATCACCATTACTAGCTGAAAAAGTAACATCACCAGCAGATGTAGTTAATCTTATAGGTGTAATATCATTAAAATTACCACCACTTTCAATATAATATTTTAAATGTGTGCCTATGCCTAAATACTTTGTACCACCCAAAGATATAAAACTATGTAGTGCTCTTGATGTTCCTTCATATGTGCTAGAAGTTAATTTTTCCCAACCACCAAACTTTTCAGGCCTACCTTTTCTAAAACGAACTAAATTGCAATCAAACCAACCGCCTTCATTGTCGTAAGCTGTGCCTTCTCTATTAATGCCTGGTCTAAATATAAGTTTTTGTAATGGCATTTACACCTCTGTCCAATCTTTACCTTCGAACAACAGAGCTTCTGCTTCTCTTCTTCTGACCAACCCTTGTAAAACTTTACCACCAGCTTTATTCCATCTTTTGATTTGTGCTGGTACGCCCTCGTAATCTTTAGCATTTAAAACTTTTAATAAAGTTGAAGATTTTAAAGATTGTGGGCCTAAGTTGTAGCAAAATGAACATAAAGAATCAAATTGATTTTGTTCTAAATTTACTTCTACAAGATCATTTACATAACCATCATATTCTTTAATTTCGTGCAATAGCAGTTTGTCTGCATCCTCTTGGCTCATTGAATCTCCTTTTTTTACACCTTTGGTAGATCCATATCCGATAGTCCAAACTCCTGCTGCACATTTGTAAGCTTCTAATTCACATCCTTCAAACTTTTTTATAAGAGCTATGCCCTCTTGAGATATTTCCATATTACTCTCCTTTTTCTGGGGAATGAGATGCTCCGAAATAAAACGAAATAATTGCACTCGCTAGTCCTCCAAGATAACCCAATACTAAATTGATTAATGCTTCAGAGTTTTGTTCTGGTGGTTGTAAGGTCACTAAGAATATATAACCAAGAAAGCCACCTATAGTAAATAAACCAATAATTCTTGCTGTCCAATCTTTACTAAACATACCTCTAGCATGCTGTTTGTCTTGTGTTTCAAGTTTAAACACATCTACATCAAGCTCTTTCATTTGCACTTCAAATTCTTGTTCTGCTTTTTTTAATTCAAGCATTTGTTCTGGCGTTGCATTTTGCATAGCTTGTTGTATAGATTTTTGATCGTTAGATACACCAAGGACTTGTGCTATCTTACCCATAGCCATATTACCCAAAGGTCCACCCATAGCAGATCCAAGTGTAGGAGCAACTGCACCTACAATATTTTTTAGTATACCTTTCATATTAAAAACCTCGTCAATACTGCAATACCAATAGCACCAATAAAACCAAACACTCCAAAGGTTGCAGCTTTTATTGTTGAATTGATATATGTTATTTCTTGTTTTATATCAGAAAACTCGTTAAATGCGGTTTTCCAACGTTCATGAGATATAGTTTCAAGCTTAGTAAGTCTTTCTGCTACGTCATTTACTGTCATTTTTTTATCTATCATCTTCTAACGTATATATTTTAATAGGTTTTTCTTTACCTTTTACAAAAATACTTTCAAGTTCTTTAAGTATTATTTGATCACTAAAGGTACTTGAACTGATAGTATCATAACCTATAACAATATCTTCTCCAACTTCCTTAGTTGAGCTTTCTAGCCTAGCTGCAAGGTTTACTGCATCACCTATAGCTGAATAATCAAATCTAGTATTACTACCCATATTACCAACAACTGCATATCCTGTATTGATTCCAACTCCAATCTGTATACCAAGATTTGCTTCTTTAAATTTTCTTTGTATATCTTGTGCACATAAAACTGCCATAGTTTCATGATTTGCAACATCTATTGGTGCATTAAATATAGCCATCATGGCATCACCAATATACTTATCCACCATACCGTCATATTCTTTTACCGTATCAGCTTGAATAGTTAAAGCTTTATTCATTATTTTTGTAACTTCTTCTGGCTCTAGTTTTTCAGACATAGCCGTAAAGCCTCTAACGTCAGTAAAAAGAAATGTGCAATATCGTCTTTCGCCACCTAATATTAAAGATTCTGGATTATCTTGTAATTTTTTTACTTGCCTTGGATCTAAATAATGTTCAAACTGTTTTTTTATTTGTTGTCTAAGTTTGTATTGTTGTCTAAATCTAAGATAAAAAGCTATAGATCCTGTAATAAATTCAGATATTATTGTCCAGGACACATCTATCAACAAACCTTGTTTAATTAAATAATAACCTGATAATGAAGTTATTAGCATAAGTATTGCTGCTACTGTAATTCCCCAAGTTATACCTAATAGATGTAAAGCAAACCAGACCAAAGATATAAAAACAATTAAACTTAAAATCTCAACTGCTAACGCGTAGTCAGGTATATATGGACTATTTTGTATTAATATTGATTCTGCAAGTGCTGCTTGAATCTTATGTGGCTCTAATAAACCTACGCTTGTCGCCACTTGCGGCATGACCCCGTTGGCAGTTACGCCAACAAATACAAACTTGTTAGCAACGCTCATTTCTTTTAGTGTTGTTTGTTTTGTATCAACCCAACTTATCCATTTACGACCAAGGCTATCTGTCTTAATTGGTGGTATTCCTCTTATTGATATTTCTTCTATACCATTATCATTGGTTTTTATAATATAAGTTTCAACATCAAACAATGCTTTGTATATTTGCGTACCAAAACTAGGAATCCACTCGTTATCGGGTGTTTTTACAAGTAAAGGAATTCTGCGTACTAATTGATCTATATCTGTGGGAGCAACGGCTAACCCTTGAAGTGTGTGATTGGATAAGAGAAGCAGGTTCTCCTTCACTCCCGTAGATATTATACCACCATTATCTTTACCAAGCACAACCGTACCAGGTGTTTCTGGATAATTACCTTTTCCGTCTTCAAACATCGCTATAACAGACGGAGCAAATTTTAAAGTTTCGGCAAATAATTGATCGCCACCCATACGATCAGCTTGTGGAAAACTAATAACCCATCCTATACCAACAGCACCGCTATTAATTAATTCTACTTGTATCTCTGCTAGTCTTTGTCTTGGTAAAGGCCATCCTCCCTCTCTCTCAACATCTTCCTCTGTTATGTTTAAAATTACAAAATTTCCTGATTCTTGTGGTGTTTTTACGAAAGCATCAAACACTTTTAATTTTAAAATTTCAGTAGGTGTCGATTTATAGATTATAGGTAGTAAAAGTATTATAAGTATAGGTAATAATAATCTTTTCATTTAATCACTCTGAGTGATAGTGATTACACTATCTCCTCCTCCATTTATTTTTACTATATTAGAAACACCATCTTGTATCAAGATTACGGTATATCCATTACCAGAGTTCAAATCAACCTGTACCGATTCGCTTACATTTCTTCGCAAGCTAATCGTTTGTCCTGTTACTATTGTTGTAATCTGAGTATTAGCGTCTTGACCAATAAGGGTACCTGTAATATTCACGCCTGTAGCTAGAGCAAGTTGATCTTCATCTTTTTCTATAGCTAATTCGTCAAGTACATTAAGCAAATCTTCTAAAAAATTTACGTCAAGATAATTTATATCTAGTTCTGTAAATTCTAAACTATTTTCTTCTAATAAATCTTCAGCTAAATAATCTATATCTAGATCATTAAAATCCAATAAATTAACTGTTTTAGTAGATGTAGTCTCTTCTTGTGTTAATTGTTCTTCTTTGGGAGGTGTCACAATTAACATATTGTCAATAATATCTAAAGTGAGATCCAAAATAACTGGCTTCGTAGGTGCGTTTTCAAATACATCAACAGTCGTGGCTTGATAAGGTTGATTAAGTAAAACGCTTCCTGTAGCTGTAACTACCTCTATTTCACCACTAGAAAGCCCCAGAGCGTCTGGTAGCAAAATTATAAGGCTACGTCCTAATTCATCAACTGTAGCCGTAAAATCAGTCCCACGTATTGCTATGTTAGCTGTAGGTGTTTTAAGTTTTATGTTTTGTTTATCTATACGGTTTAGATTGCCTGTAATAAACCTAGCTGTACCAAGTCCAAAGGTAAGAGCCATCTTTGATTTACTAGGATCAGGGTCGTAGATGTATTCATCAATAAGAAGTTGACTATGTTCCGTAAGTTTTACGATTGATTTATCAAGAAAAGTAATAGCCATACGGCCATTTTTGGTGATGGCCTCATCATTACTTTGTATAGCGAACTGTAAATCTGCTTGATACGGCTTATCTCTAACTATTTGAGCTGTACCGTTTAGTTCAGATATATCTCCAATATCAACAGCTTGTGCTTGTACCTTGGTCGTTTTGAATGACGCAAACAGTACCACTATTACCGATAGATATAATTTTAAGCCAGTCATTATCTAATGTGCTTGATTGTGTTATGTTAAATGTTCTGCTGTTACCAGTTTGATCTAAATAAAAGTAACCACCTGCATAACCAGATCCAGTAAAGTTTAATGTATTACTATCACCATCTACGTCTACATAACTTGTTCCACCATCATAATTTATATCAAAATCAAAAGTGTTGCCGTCACCTTGTATAATCCAATCTAAATCTAAAGTTGCTGCTAAGGCACTTGTACCGTGGTCTAAAGTAAAGGTGTTAGTGCTGCCTGTAACATCAACATTATAGTTTGAACTGTCAATACCATAAGTATTAGTTGGATCGCCTTGTATAGTAAAGGTATTACTATCACCATCAAATTCAAAGAATCCTGTTATGGTATCACCTAATATATCACCTAAAAATTTATTAGAGTCACCTATCTGGTTTATATCTAGTGTCATAGTAACACCGTCTAAATCTAACGCAGTTAGCGTACCTGCAACAGAATTAAGACCACCAATAATGTTACCTGAACCTAGTTGTTCAAGATCTATATTAGCAGTAGCACCACTTTGATCTACATATATCTCGTTATCAGCCGCGTATGTTGTCAACGCAGTCAGCGTCACAATCAGGCTTATCAATTTTAATTGATTCATTTTTTTTCTCCCAGAAACCCTTATCATAACCTATTTTAACTATTTGCAAAACTGACTCCTCTATAGCCCTTTGTAGTGCTAATGTAGTAGGTTCATTTTCTGCATCACCCATTTCTATTTCTACTAGCTCTGTACCAGCTTCAATAAATCTAAAAACATCTTGTGATTGACCATAGCTAAAAACTTGTTTACTTACCAAAACATCAATTAAAACCTCACCAGTAGCTATAGATACCATCCTTAAAGCTACGGTTATATTATCAATTCTGTATTGTTTACTGCTACTTATACCCAAATATCTAGCACCTATACCACCGCTTTTGATATTAGAGTCATAACCTAATACTGCTCCTTCCATAAGAACACCAGCAAATAGCAAAGGCATTATAGGTTTTGGACCGTCTATACTTTCATTTTGTTCCCTTGCAGAACGTATAAGCTGTCTTTCTTTTGTGAGATTATCAAGTCCAACTCTTTCAGCTACTCTGAAAAACTTACCATTTGCTGTATGTTTTAAACTTCTTATTAATAAATGCCCTGGTGCTTGTGTTAAGGCGGTAGAGAATAAAGCAAATTCACTATTGCTTTTTCGTTGACCTGTTTGATCTGTAAAACTGTTTGGATAAACAGCTACAACGATTGGTATTTTTGGCTCAGCTACTTCTAATAGATCTTTTGATTGTATTTGTAAAATATTTGGTAAAGATTTACCTTGTCTTAAGTTTTCGTCAATCGGATTAATACTACAACTAGAAGCTAAAATCACCAATAGGCAGCTGTATTTCAGTGACATTCCCGTTTTCATCCGTAATAATCAGAGTGATAACGCCATCTTCAATACTATATTGAATAGTGTTTCCCTCAAGTGTTAAAGTTCCTTCTGTGCTTGGTGTCTCCCCAAATAAATTTTCTACAAGCTGTCTTGATAATTGTGCGTAAATTCTTGACTCTAAATTTCTTATAAACCTTGCTAGTGTTGTGTTTTCTTTATCTCTTTCTAGTTGTTCTTGAATAGCTTTTATTTCTTCTTTAATACTCATTTTTCTATTAAACTCTTGGTTTTCAATAGTTAAATAATGAGAAGAGGTATTGATACCACTAAAAGATGGGTTTTTAAATTTGTGAGTTATAGTATCTGCTTTAATGTTTAATGCTATGACTGTTAGAAACATAATAGAGCCAAAGAACAATAGCCAAATTGCTATCCTCATTTTTGTTGCTTCTTCCTCCATTCGTTCTTTTTCAGTCTTTTCTTTGATCATCTCTATCTGCTTTTGCTATTTTGTTACTATCAATTAATTGTGGCACACCTAATATAGTTTTAATTAAAGTATCCTGGCGTATAATTTCGTTGTCTAAACTACGCACTCTATCTATTAATGCTACCAAAATACCGTGTTGTGAATCAAGTTTTGTGCCTAGTCTTTCCTCTATAGCGGCAATTTGGCTTTCTACTTTTTCGTCAACGGTATCTAATTTTGTTTCCATACCGTCAACAATACGCATAATTAATTTATAAATAAACCACCCTAACCCAAGAGCAGCTGCTATAGGAAAACCAACTTCTTGAATAAGTGTGACTACTGAATCCATTAGTAATCACCCCAAACTTTAGTCTTAGTTCCTCCGTGGTACTCTACTGCATGACCTTCTTTTATCAAGACTTGGCATATATCTCTACCATCTTCAGTATATGGTATGCCTAAAATACGACCATACTTGCCTTTGCCTAATGATTTAACCTTAAAATTACCAATACAAAGTTCTTGTAACCTTGATTTAGCAGCAAGACCTAGTTTTTTTTCTGCTAAGTCTCTTGTACGGCTTTCTGGAGTATCAATACCTGCTAACCTAACACGTTGTTTATGTAGCTTTACATCAAAACCTAGATCAAGACAACAATCAAATGTGTCTCCATCAACGATTCGTTCTAAAGTTGCGTTGTAAACAAACGCATCAGGTGATTTAGCCATTATGACTTTTTAGATTTTTTAACTCTTTTAGTGGTCCAGGCTTCATTTACGTCTGGCGTAGATTTGTCATCAGCTACATAATGGCCTTTTTTGTTGCGAGTTCTAACTTTTACTTCTTCAGTATTAGTAAGATTACCCCACAATCTTTTTAAAAAACTCATAAATATCTCCTTAATTTTCTAAAGTTTTAGTTTCTGTTTTTAAAACTTCTTCTGCTTGATCTTTTGTTGAATCAATAAATGCTTTTTCAAAAACACTTTTACTTGCTTTTACTTGGTCTAGTTGAAATTGTATGCGTGCTTCTTGATTTGATAAATCTAGTATCTGCGAATGAAAATATTGTTGTTGTGGTGTTAAATCAGAAACTTTCATTTCTTTGTCGTCTAACATAACTACTGGGTCTTGACTTTGTTTAGTCATTTTTACTCGCTCAATGTTTTAGTTACGCTTGTAGGTGATACTTTTTCAGCTATCTGTGCATCTAATGATGCTTTCATTGCAGTAACAGCATCACTACCCATAGCAGCTTCTACCCAAGCCTGCACATCGGCATTAGTAAGACTTGACCAGTTTTTAAAACTAGACAAATCATCTGTACTGACAGCTTGTGTTCCGTATGAACTAGCTGTCCAATTATTGCCATCGCTGTCTTTATTAGTTACATCAGTAGCTAGTAGCTTCCAATGCACATTATAAACTACATTTGATTTACCGCTTTTTGTTGGGTATGTATCACAAGTTTTACAATCCCATTCGTAAGATATTGCCATATTTATACTCCTTTTAGTAAGTTAATTTCAGATTGTAAGGCATTAATCTGTTCTTGTTGCTCTTGTATTGCTTTTACTAACAATGGTGTTATTCTTCCATAATCCATGCCTTGCATCATTTCACCATCTTTTTCACCTGCTACTGCATCAGGAAATATGTCTTGAACTTCATGTGCTATAAAACCTTCACTAGATGTACCATCTGCTTTCCAATTAAATTTAACTGGCTTAAGTGCATTAAGTCTTTCTAAACCATTTTGTATTGGTTCTATATTTTCTTTAAGTCTGTAGTCAGAACCAGTATCATAAGTAGTGCCTGTGTTTGATATTTTTATAAAACCAATTTCTGTTCCTGCGGAATTTCTATGTAATGAAAAAAAGTGAGTTGCTCCAGCTGTGGAGTTTTGTGTTTCTAAAAATGGATTAGATGGTGTGGCATTTCCAAATATTTGACCTCCTGTTCTTCCT